AATCCTTCCCTCTCCACGTAAGCGATCTCTCGCAGATTTGGGAGAACTCTTCTGAGTCCAAGTCCAATGCCTTCGTATCCAGAGCAGAGGCTAAGGTGTGTAATTGTTTCGGTATTGTTATCATCGTTTTTCATTAGAGAGCTTCAAAGTTACACTCAGCCATACGACCGGTGAGAGGGTTAAAGGAAAGATTGTCGCACACTCCGGTCTCACCACTGAAGCGGTTCTTGAGAACACGGATTGCTGTAAGGTGCTTATGCTCAGTGTCTTGTTGGTTACGCTCCAAGCCCACCACCATGTCACTTAGCTGGGCAATCGCGGCTGATCCTCGGAGGTGTGCAAGACTTGTGCTGGTTCCTTCTTCATGTCCTCGTCCATCCGAGGGACGCTTAAGGTGGCTCACAAGGATTAACGCAATGCCACACTCCTCGACCAACGCACGGAGCTTGGTCATGAGGTTATCAATCATGCGGCGTTCGTCGCCATCTTGCATTCCACTAACAACAATGCTGACATGATCAAGAACAACATACTCAACATCCATCGCCTTCGCCATGTGCATGACATGTGACAACAGACGGTCGGCATCGAGGCTTCCCCAATGGTCATATAACCACATCCTTCCCGAGCCTACTGTGTTGGTGTAAGCCTCATCAAACTCTAGGTCTTCATAGATGGACTCAGGGTCGAGGTGTAGTTGTTTCCCCATCTCCAATCCAACGATACCCAACGCAGTGCGCTCAATGGATTCCTCAAGGGCAATGTATCCCACGGACTTGTCAGTGGTGGTGAGGATGTGATGACAGATGATACGACAGATCTGCGACTTCCCTTGGCCCGACCCAGCACAAAAGGTAACAATCTCTCCCTTGCGTATTCCTCGGGTCATGTTGTTAAGACCATCGAATGGATAAGGGATGCTTTCGGTGTGCTTCGGGTTGACCAATCTTTCGTGGATGTCAGAGCCAGAAATAATCGCATCAGGTCTCCATGGGTTGGCTTGGAAGATCGCATGGATAACATCTTTGGATCTCTTGTTGACCAAGCATTCGTTGGCATCCTTTAACGGAAGACGGGCGACCTTGGCTTTCCCTGCTGGAAGAATACCAACAACATCCTCTACCGCTTTACGCCCTGGTTCATCCTCGTCGAACATAAGGATAACTTCTTCCCACTTCTCAAGCCATCTCAGGTTTTTCTTAAAGACATTAGCGGCTGATTGCGATCCAGTCGGAAGGGAGACCACGGCATATTTGTTTTCCTGTATCTGGCTAACACTCAAAGCATCAACCTCGCCTTCAGTAACAACTAACTTCCTTCCCCCCATCGGGTGCAAGTGTTGTCCATAGAAGCGATCAGCAATCTTACCGAGGATCATGAACTGCTTGCCTTCAAATCTCAGCTTCTGTCCTACCAGTTTGCGGTCATCGTTATAGTAGTCAGCAATGTGACAGCACCGTCCTTTGTATTCACCGATGTGATATCGCATGTGGCGACAGGTGTCATGGGTTATGTGACGGGCGGGGATGTCGGAGTAACGTCCATTAAGGAACGTATCATCCGTTGAGTGTAGTGGTTTGTTTATTTTCATTTCAATTTTCGTTTGATTAGATGGTCGCTTGTAGGAGCCACATGAGTGGCAATACGTCGAGTCATCTTGGTTGATGCACAAGGCATCGCTTGAGCCGCACTCATCGCACGGCAAATGTGTTTGTTTATACATGGTGGTTGTTACCTAGTCGAACCAAGAACGTGGGATGCTATTCTCACACCAAAGGAATCCGTGTTTATCACACCAATCTCCATAGGTGGTCTTGCTCCGCTTGGTCAAGGTGTTAGAAGCTCGCATGAAGACGAACCTTATGTCCATCTCAGGGTGCTGCTTCTTGACCAACAGGTGCTTGGCACGGTCGCTCGCAAGGAACCGGCCCTTGGCCTCAAGCATAACACCATTCTCAAGAACGAAGTCAGGAGTGTAATGATGCTGCTTGAGATAGCCGATACGTTCGGTCTCGTAGCCGAAGCTGACCCCCGCACGCTCTAGTGCAAGGGCCAACCTCTTTTCAAATTTAGAACGGAACCTTGGCATCAGAACCGTTGTCATCAGTGAGCGCATCACCGAGGTCTTCGCTTACGAATCCTCCATCCTCTGAACCAAACCCGAAGGCTTCGCCGCCACCAGGATTGTATTCAACAAGCTCAATGAGTTGAGCCGCACGAAGTCTAAGGGTGTATCCAACGCCAAGCATCGGGCTGTTCCATGAGTGTGGCTCAACGGACAGACGGAGCTTTGACCCGCTGCCAATGTTAGGAGGATCGTTAAGCTTCTTCCCAGTGCTGTCAAAGAGAGCGACCGAGAAGTTCAGAACACCCTTATTGGTTTCACGACGAGCTACTTGCTTGGCATACAACTCGTAGTCACCGTCATCATTCCGCTTGAGGGGTGGGCTATCGTGACGCTTAAGCTTCTTACCGTCAGCCTCTTTGCAGTGGCGTTCGTATTCGGCATCAAGCCAAGGCCCGACCTGAGCGTTAACGGAATTGTAGTCCTCTTCACTGAGGATGAGGCGGCAACTGAAAACCCCATTGTCATCGAACTTGGTGTCAGGCTCAATGAGTTTAGGGTATACGCTTTTCCCTACTGGGGTGGTTAGTTTTAGATTTTGGTTTTTCATCTTTTTTGTGGTTTCTTTTTTGTGGTTCTCTCAGCTTTAATTGTTAGCTGAAAAAGTATTTGGAGTCCCGAAGGGTGTTAACATCAAAGGTTCCGTATTCGGGTAGGGGAGGTAGAGGCTCAACACTATTGTTCTGCCATTGTTCGGCGAGGCTTGCAAGAATATCTTTCGAGAACATGTCAGCAAAGCTGTCGCGTATGGACGATGCCAATACATCGCAGTTGTTACTATGAGTGGCAAAGCTATCGTGAATCATCGCGAAGTCATAAACCCCTCGGCGGTGTGCTTCGTTAGTAGTTAACACCAAACCAGCCGCATCCAAACTATGGACTACATTAGGAGCTACCCCGTTGCGTTGCTTGCGAGTGTCGAGTTCGTCGGTGCTGTCTTTGAATCTAACAGCAGTGAGTGATCCGTGCAACCATGTAGCAACCTTCCGGCTGACCTGCTTGCGGTAGTCTTGGCTCACTCGGAACCCACTCGGTGTTGTCCATGTGAGTGCCTCGTCCTGTTCCGCTAACATATGGGCAACCTCCTGAAACCAATCCATGACTTGCTTCGGGCGAGTGAGGAGAGTCTCAATGCTTTCCCAAAGGAGATCCCCAAGATACTTAATGGCTGGGTAAACGTGACGGCGACCAAAGACACACTCGATGCCTCGTTGCCGGCGGGTCTCATCATACCATGACGCTACGTAATCCCTGTTGGAGTAGGGAGTTAAACCATAGCTGTAACACATGACCGGACGTTTCGCCATGACTCGGCCTATCCCGAAGTCCACCCAGAGGCGAGCGTAGTCACGACCCTCGGCTGCATGACCGCGAAGGACTCCCAAGGTGTGATCCGAGACCATCCGGTAGATGTCTTCAGGGGAATCCGTAGGACTTACGTTGGTGGCGTGACATCCATGTTCATCTCTACTCAACAACGATAACAACTGTAACCCAGAGTTCGTTGCGTCCATCGCACACGGAAGGTATGTCTGAAAGTTCTTGGAGGTCTTGGTGTGGAGGTCAGCCCATTCAAAACACCACGCCAAGGCTTGCCACGGTTCGTCTGCCTCGGCCCACTCCCTGTTACCCTTTGGGTCGTTAGCAATCCGTATGGCATCACGGGTGAATCCCTCGGCCCACGCACGACGATCATCGAAGGCAATCTTGTCGTTGCCGAAACAGTTGGCTCCGTGGATGCCTAACCACTTCTTGTCATCGTCGCTCTTAATGGGAAGACCCCTGTGAAATTGTAACAATCCCCGACAGTGGTCTGGGCCTTGGTAGTTCAGGTAGCTCGGTATCTGATAGATGCGACCACGGAAGTCACACGAGGATGGCATGAACATTCTTTCCCCACGAAACTTACGGGCAAGCATCAGGATCTTTGAGATAAGGATGCGCTGACTCGCTAGGCCCATGTTGTGTGCCGCTAACTCACGCTTGTCATCACGCCAGTTCCGTATCTGCTCCTCCGTCATGTTAGCGTTGGCATCAGTCCACTCAGGAAGGGGAACATCTTGGCGAGGTGGTAGTCCTATCTCCAGGTCACTGTCCCATGCCCACTCCAAGACATCCATGACTCGGTTGTTGATGGCATAGGGTGTCTCTTGAATAAGGTTAACCGCATTGTAAACCTCGGGCATCTCAGGTGCTTGACGTAACACATCCCGATCACTGCAACGGATAAAAGGTAAAGCTGGCAGAGGGCTGGAGTCATCCGAGGCAAACCCGTAGCCTCCCCCAAAGACTCGATCCCACGGTGTCGGTGACTCAACCATCGGCATCCAGAACGGAAGCAATAGTTCGCGGTGATTGTTATAGTCGTTGATCCATTCCCTTGTGACTTCCGAAAGCTCCACCATACGCATCGGTTTGAAGACTCGTCGGCGGCGTTGGGCTTTCTCGGTGAAGGCAATGAGTCCGGTGCGGTCATGCACGATCTCTAACAACAACGCTCCGCATCCAATGCGATCCCTGCGTGTCCAGTCATCCCACTCCATCTCCTCGTTGCGTGCGGTCTTGTGAAGGTAACGACTCTGGACGGCCCCACGATTGGCGAGGTCTTGCATACGCTTAACCAATCGACTCCCAAACTCATGGTCACGAATTAACATGGACGAAAGCAACTGATCTTCGATGGCACGACCCAACTTGCTTGCGACCGAGGCATAGCTGCGTGGCTCATCAAGGACATCAAGGGTGGCTTTAACTGCTAACAATCCCACCGCACGGGTGTCGGGAAGGGTTAACTCAGCGAGGCACTTCTGCCAGCGGCTTTTGTTACGGATCGGTTTGATCTTTTCAATGGACTCGGTAAGCCCTAACACCACAGGCTCTACCCCGTCACGCATGATGCGTCTTCCCGCTTGCGTCAGCGATCCCTTGGTGGTTGTGGCGTTGCGACGATAGCGATCTACCCCCATGTCCACCATGTCCTGGTTCAATTTGTCTTGTTTCATATCAAGGAGTGTCACTGTTGTGTTCAATGAAGGCAAAACATAACCTAGTCCGTAGCTCTCCTACGACTCTATTCAACGGCGACATGTGAGTCTAACTTTGTTGGTGGTGACGTTCAAGGGTTTTTCTCCCTCTGCTACGGTTTAATCTCCTTGGCAACATTCTTCAGGATGCTCTGGATGATAAACCTCAATTCTGGCTCCGTGTTGATCCTACGGTCAAGCGACTTGACAGCATGAGGGACGCTACTGTGTGAGACATACCCGAAATAATCCGCAAGGATCTGCTGCTGTATGCCAAAACTCTTGTGAAGGAGAGCAACCGCGATTGATCTCGGGACTGAGTATTGGCAAGCTCTGGATTTCTCAAACAGGTCATCCGTTTCCATGGAAAACTCATCGGCTACCAGCGTGCACACCTTTTCGACGATGTTACGCTTGTAGCTGGTGAGTCCTTTGATTTGTGCTGGAGTTTCCGTAGTCATTTCGTCGGTGTCCTTACAAGGTGAGTCGAAGAGATCCTCCATCCATCGGCTGAATTTTTTACCACTGAATGAAACACCCGCATCTCAGCCATGTGATCATCCGCGTCGAAACTATTGAGCATCTTGTGGACTTGCCACTTGGATAACATCACTGATGCATTGAGTTGTTGAGGTGGGTCCGGCGGTGGTGGCGGTGAGTAAGGCTGCCAGAACAAAACAGTGGAGGTTGAAACGGCACACAGGGCGGTTATTGTAAGTAGTAGTGTTTTCATATTAGTTTGTTGAGGAAATAAGGCTACGCACACGTTGGCAAATTCCGCACTCACACCAGTCAGTTCCAGTGTCCTCTTTGAACCCATCTCTTCCTCCCTCTTGAAAGGTTCTTCCGCACGGCCAAATGGTCATACCGCCTCCGATGTAACCCGCAATGTCCATCCCCCCATAACCCAAGCAGTGCCTAAAGCAATTCCAGCAGTCACTGACAGTAATGGTTTCTCCGCGAAAGGAAATTTCCACCGCTCCATCGTCTTCTTCTATTTCTAGTTCGTTGTTGTTTTTCATAAATCAATAGCGGGTTAGGCGTTATCCATAAGGTCACGGGCAGCAGCCAGATCCGTTGGGACCAGCTTGGCGTAGCGTAACGTCATCGTGATGTCCTTGTGTCCCATCCAGGATTGCACCACCTTAACATTAACACCCCGACTAAGGAGCCTTGTGGCACACGTATGGCGGCACGTATAGAACACAAATCGGCCCAACGAGGAATCCTTTCCGCGAAGCTTACGCCACTCACGGGTGATCCTTATGCCTCGGAACTCAGCCCAGCTTTGCCGGCGCTCCAAACACTCCAAGGCTTTCCTTGTGAGAGGGATAGTCCGTGGCTCCCCGTTCTTGGTTTTACTAACATCAATCACCGCTCCCACTACCGGATCTTTTCTGATCATCTTGGAGTTTAGGCCCAACGATTCAGAAGGACGAAGACCAGTTTCAATCGACCACACAAAGAAGTCGCGAAAGCGGTCACACTCAATCAACGATTCAATGTGAGCCTGATCTTCCGCACTGAAGAATCCAATTCGTGCATCGTTGCCCTGCTTAAGGCGCGGAACTTTAAGGGCCACGTCATGCATCCCTCGCTCCTTTGTGAAATCCAGGGCGGTCTTTAGGGTCTGGAGCTTGCTGTTAATGGTGCTGGGTTTGTTACCCTTGGAGATCTCATCTCGGATCACCTTGTCGATTGTGCCCAACGAAAGACCCCGTGTGGTTTTCGGGAGGTTCCTAAGCCAGAAGACTATATTCCGCTGCTCGACTTCCTCCCGCGCTTTACCGGCCCAACGATTCAAGAAGGTAGTGTCGAATATCTCTGCTAGTGTCGTGTTTTTCTTTGACATGCCCAACGAGTAAAACGGAAGCGCGAAAAGGTCAAGATGTTTTCTTGATTGTTTTTTCCAAGGTCAAAAAGCAAGGGGTATTCTCTCCCATCCAGGAGCCAAGTTGGTTAAATGAGAAAAACTCCACAGCTTCTTCCCATGTCATACCGTCGAGCTGTAATTGAGAAATCACCTTGTCCTTGTCATAACACGCAATAGGAGGTGTTCCAAATCTCTCCACAATTCCAATCAAGCAATCGTTGTATCCATCCATTAAAAGCACTCCTTCATAGTAATCATTCATAACGAAACAGAGATTAAACAATTAACCGGGAAAGGCGAGGGGAAAACGCACGGGAAAGACCAAGGGGAAAAGAAAAGCCGCCCAAGGGAAATCCCAAAGGCGGCTTGTGTGGCGGCTTGTGGCTCGCTACGCTAGTCGGAGAGTAAACAGCACGAGATCGTCACTTGTCGGAGCATAGAGCGAGACATAAAGCGCAAGGAATTCCCCAAATGAAACCCGCGAGTCTTTAAGCCATTGCGAAACGTGGGAAATATTCCCGTTCACATAGCTTTCTATTGCTTGTTTTTTGTTCATGTTTTTTCTTTAAGCTAAGACTAATTTAATCAGGAAATACCAACAAATCGCAAAGGCCAGTGCCAGTAGGATTTCAGCTTTCATCAGCCCTCTTTTCTACTCTTTCGCAAGCTTCAACAATAATAGCCTTGAAGGGAGTTTCGTTTTTGTAATGCTCAAGAATTATGTTTGTTATTTCAAAAATACCTTCAAGCCATTCTATTTCGTCTTCTTTGAACGATTGCCAGTAGTCTTCGTAAAGTATCGCAAGCTCAGAGATTTCATAACTAAGCTCCACCCACCCTTTTTCGCGTGTTAATGCGACCAAGTAAAGCGCCTCCCAGAGGTTTTCGTTTTCTGTGATATGGTGCATGAGCATTGCGCTTGCATGGGCGTATTCTCTAACGGGAATGTCTCTATTTTTCATTTTCAAGATTTTCTTTGAGGTTTCGTTTCCATTCGATTTCATCCTCGTGCGCGGATTGTTCCATCCGGCCATAAATGACCAAGCCAGAAATCAGCCAAGCTAGGAAGAATAGTTCTTTTTTGTTTAGTTTCATTTTCTTTTGTTAATGTTGAGGGTAAAGAATCAAATTCACGTCACCACGCGCACACAAAGTACACTGGCCGCATTTAACAGGGTTTTCCCTTCTCAGGATTGTTGACGCAATAGCAGGACACACCCGCGCTTTCCCGTTGCTTTTCCGTGCAAGCTTTTGAGCATTTGCGAGTCTTTCACGCTTATTCTCTCCTTTGTAGACAATCCGTGAAGCTGGCGAGTTTTCCGATAAGGCTTCATTGGCTCTCCTGTCAGACTGGCAAGATTCCCTGACAACAAGCGAAAGGTCAAATGCGACAGCAATAGCGCGAAATCGTTCGGCTTTCTCCTTTGTCTCTACTGGGAAATGCACGGGCACGCCAGAAGGGAAGGAGCGCACAAGATCGGCAAACGCTTGCATTTCTACACCCGTCAATCGCCTATTTGGAACGCTTCCAAACGTCGAAAAGCGTATCCAAGGGATTACTTTGCCTTTGCTTTCCAGTCTTTCGATCTGGTTTCGGTATTCCAAGCATACCTTTGCAAATCCATGCTTTCGCTTTCGCTCTCCACTTGTTTGAATGGAAGGTTTCATTTTTTCGGTGTGTACCGCATAACATACCCCCAGCTTTAACGCCTCGCATTTCGTGGAGCAATTGATTCCTCCGGACTCGCCAAAATTAAGAGAGATTGCACCCGGGACCGCTTTTGAAAAGGAGCCAAGGGAAGGCTTCCAGGATGGTTTTTTAGTTTTTGCTTTCATGGCTATTTGCCCTCCTTTCCACAAAATCCTCTTTTGCCCAATCCATAGAATCCCCAAAATGGTTTTCAATCCATTCCAAACAGCACTCTTTCCCGTGCTTTTCATAACAACTAGCAAGGATCGGAATGGAATTACCGCCCCCGTTGGCGTTGATGGTTTCCAATGCGTTGACATACACCTGCATGTCTTGATCTAAAGAGTTCATTACTCGCCCTCCTTTCCCAGCAAAGTCTCAATGCGATCAAAAATCTTGCCCATGTCTTGCATGGTCTTTTCGTCGCGCTGTTCTTGTTGCCATTGATCCTCCAGCTTGTGAGCTAGTTGAATCATGTACTGATTCCCGTCTGTGTCTTCTACGTCAAAGCACCCGTAATGATGGCGGCGTAGTATTGTTTTTATTTTCATGATGGTTTCTTTTTATGTTGGGTTAAAAATTACTTTCTGCGCTAATCATCTCGCCTATATCGGCAGGTTTGAGATTAACAATATTCCTGATGCTGTCTCCATCCCAGATAATTTCCTCAGACAGATAATAATCGCCATTGTAATAAGTGAACGTTTCAACAAATCTTTGAGAATCAAACAGGTTAATCATCTCCAAGGCGTCTCGCCGGTCATCGAATTCATACCATTCGTTAGAAAGGTGAGTGCCAAACGTGGCCGACGCATAAATTTTAAAGTCAGTTGAGTTGAACCAATCAGGTTTGTGTGGTTGTTTCAAGTATTTCATCGTGATGGTTTCTGTCTACTTGTTAAGTTCCTCAATTGCTTTCGCAACCAACATGTTGCGCTTGGCAATGTCAGCTGATTTGCGAATTGGGAAAAGCTCGCTTGTGATGCTCATGAGGTATTCCCCCAGATGATTTCCCAGTCTTCCAGCGTTCCATAGTTCACGTGTTGTTAAGCCTGTCCAATTCTTGAACGAAAGGATGGCTTCCAAGGGTGTTTGTTCTTTTGCTTTGTTTTTCATGTTTCTGTTTTTCTGTTAGTGGTGATTAGTAGCCAAGCCAATTGAGAATATCTTCCCCAGTGTATGTCTCGCGCTTTCCAAGGTCCGCGTGGAATTCTGCAATATCGATCACTCCGTGCTGTTCCAATTGATAAAGAGCTTGTGCATGCGTGATGGTTTCTTGGCGGTAGTCGTTTTCGGTCATGAGTGAACACTAACAGCTCTTTTTACGCGTGGCTAGTGTTTTCTTCATGTTTTTACACGAGTTGTATGACAGGTAGGCTTAAGATGCTGGCTTTGAGTGTTTTACGAGCGAAATAAAAAAGGGGTGACACGACAAAAACACAAGCAAACGCAACTAACTTGCAATAAGCAACGGCCCCGCCTTGGTCAATAACACTCCCCCCTGGCATCCAATCGCATGCAAAAACATTCATAGTGTCCTAGCAAATCGTTGTCTCTGAATTGCTCACGTCGTAAATTCCCAGTGACTATCCCCCCCCATGTCAAAAAGCGCGTCAATCGGTAGTCACAATGTCATTACTGGGAGGGCAACGGGGGTAACCGCGACCGCGCTACCGATATATACCCCTTCAGATTTTTGTAACAAAACTATTCCTGCTCCTCCTCACTGTTGTCTTCTTCTTCAAATAACAATCCATAATCTCCTCCATCTTCACGCATGCTCTGAGCTAGCTCGTTGCGTCCTACAGACTCCCTTAGCTTCCCTTGGACAGTCGGAAGCATCCCGAGGGCAGAATAAGGCGTTGGGGACTCCACATGAATGTTACTAGTCTCCCTGTGATTCACAACCACCAGGACATCATCGAAGTGTTCGGTGAGGATACTTAAGGATAACTTAAGGCGATCCTTAGCTGACTCTGGGATGTTGGAGTTACGTTGCATTGAACACTACGAAGGTGTCTCTCTCTTTATCCTCCTTCTTTAAGATCTCTTAGAGCTTTCTCTAAGATTGGATAATAATAAGGATAAAAAATAATAAATAAATCTCAGAGACATCTTTAAGAGAGGATTGTTATTTTTATCCCCTCCTCCTCCTATCTCAGAGAAATCTTTAAGAGAGGCTATTTCCTTCCTCCCTATTATGGGTGTTATTTATTAGGAGTTGAATAAGAGAGTGTTATAGAGATTCCCCGTGCTAAGGTTTTTGCAAGGGTGTTAAAGGTAGATTCGGTCTCCCCGAAAGCTTTCCATTCATCGGGGTTTGACCCGAAGAACGGCTCAATGATCACGCAGGGAGCCTTGGGTCCGTAAAGGAATCCCGCACCGCGTTCACCGTGTGTTACCCCTTTGACTCCTCGGTCGGTGTTACTTGGGAAGTCCTCGTTCATGGCGTCGTTGATGTTGGATGCGGCTATTAAGCCCTTCGATGAGGAGTTCCAGTAAAGCATCTCGTGGCCTTTCACGTTGGGGTTGCTGAAGCTATTGAAGTGGAGTTCACATACGAGGTCAGCATTGAGGGGGTCTACGGTTCTTTTGAGCCAGCGCATGGACTCGGTGTAGGAATCCCCTTCGTAGCTATTGATGATCGTTGTATTGATGTGATTGGGAAGGTATTCGGAGATCTTTTGGGCAAGCTGGGTGTTGTAGTGCCACTCGTAGGTTTCGCCGTCGTAAGCCACAGCACCCGCATCAAGCTCCCTAGAATGCCCCACTGCAAGCACCAGAATGCGCTCCTGTGCGTTTTTAGCGATTTCTCTAGTGTGACCTCCAGAATCATCCAAAAGGCTCTCAGAATCGATCCTAGTGCGTATTCTTTCAAGAAGCCGTATTGCCTCGTTGAGTTCGTCTTTTATATCCATGTGGTTGAGGGTGCTTGGTTAGCGTTGATCTTGTAGTAGGAATCCTTGAACTTCTGGAGTTGTCTTTGGATGTCCTCCTCTTTTCGTTCAGAGATCTTAATGTCGGCATCCTGTGCCATCTGTTCGACCCAGTATGCCACTCCCATTGATAGTGCGTCAAGCCTGTCATCGTGTGTTAAGGCTCCCTTTTCGCGTGTCAGGCGAGACATCTGGAACATCAACTGGTATTTTAGTTGGGACTCGATGGGATACTTCTGGGCGGTATCGTAGTCGTTCCGAATGACCTTGGGGTCGATGACCAGCTTGTGTTGGTTCATCACGGGTTCCAGGGTGTCCACGATGCGCTTCTCCTTCTGGATGTTATGACGAACCTCTTCGACGGTTACCGGATAAATCTTTGAGAGATAGGGCTTTAGGATCTCCACGAACATGCCGTCACCAAAGTTGCTTTCGACAACAATCACATTTACCTTATTTATTTTGGCCTTCATCGTGAGAACCTTTAAGACGGTATCATCGTATCCCCCTTGCATACCGCCGGCATCCGTCACATAGAGATACCCGTTGAGCATCTTTACGACTGCCCACGAGGTTTCGTCCTTGCCTCGTCCCGATGGGTCAATGGCTAACACACTACCAGTGAATGGGATGTTATCACCGATGGTCTTCATGGGGCGAAAGAAGCGGTCCCCTGTGAACCCTACGTTCGGCACTGTGTTGTCCCAAGCGTTCTCAGGTGATTGCGCCCAGACCAGCTTCTCGGGAGCCGTAGTGTCATCGATGTCCATGACAATTAAGTCATTGATCTTCAATGGATAACGATCCAAGTCGGACAGCTTGGGGTCCAGCATGAACTGCATGGCGAACCCTGACTTACCG